AACGAACTCTGTCTTATGTAACCTGCCATTTCCCTATCTCCTACCTGAAGGTATAAAATCTATATATAAACCATTTATTGTGTATGGTGCTTTTTTGTCTTCTGTTATAACTGTAAAGTTATTACTTGTTCCACTTCCTTGTACTGGTATTCTGACCATAGGTGCTGAAGTACCACCAAACACAGTTAAATTTAAAACTGCATCTCCAAAGATTGCAGGTGGATTAATTGTTCCAAAAGAAAAATTACTTGTAGGTTGAGGTACGTCTTGACTATTAAAATCATATTTAATATTAAGCTCTGGAGTTACTACTCCTTCAGCTGAACAAGACACTCTAACATAATGTAAAGTTTTTAAAGTTCCTAAGTCCCCGTAATCGTAATCGGGAGTGGAATACCTAGCAAGTATATTAGACCCATTAAAGTCATTGCCTGAATCGTGCACAAGCACAAAGCCGTCAGTATCACCATGATAATATTCTTCAACACCATTTTCGTTAAATCCAGCCCCCAAGCTGGTTACTTCTATTCCGCTTATTTCTGACCACTCAAACCCGTTAGGTCTAAGCGTTCCTATAATTCCTTTTTGTTGTGAGTTTACAACAGTTATGTCTGTATAAAATAATCTATACTGAGACTTCTCTCTAATTACAGTACTTGAAATTACAAACCTATCTATGTTCTGTGCTAGGGTTGTAAGAATTGGTTGTATAGCTTGGCTCACTGTTCCTAACTCAACATCTCCAATTCTTGCTGTACCGGCAACTGTTCTTAGTCCATCGGGTGCTAAGAAAATAAGGTCACCACCAATCTCTTGAATGCTGTAACCTGAAAGACAACCAATGTTTTTAGCCACTGGGACTACCACCGGTGTACCGTTTATATCTTGGAGTTTAAATATACTACTCCTACAAAATATAAAAAGTTCCTGACGGAAGCTTTTAATTCCTACTATCTGGTCTGACAAGGTTATTGAACCTGAACCAGTACCACTAAAATCTGTTGGGTCTAAAAGTTTACTGTAAAATACTGTACTTAAATTATCTTCTACCCCTGCTACAACTAAATGTTTATCGTGTAGTTCTGAATGTGTAACATGTTTAGTACCTGTCACAGTAACTTCACTACTAAAATATGTTCTGCTGTTTACATTAGCACCTGTGCCTTCCATTCTAAAAGCATAAGGTTTGTTAGCCCCGTCACATACAACAAGTAACCCGTAGTCAAAATCTGCTCCTTCAAACAAAGAAAAACTTATTTTACCTTGACCTGTTCTAGTAAGTGTGCTACGACCTGTAAAGGCTGTGTGATTATCTCCACTAGCATCTACAGAACTTCTACTAACATTTAACCAATTTATTCCATCTTGACTAAAAAATATCCCTGTACCTGCACAAGCTATAACACCATCAGCATAAGGAATAACACCATGAATAGTGTCAGCACTTCCTGTAGGTTTTACAGCATTTGTACTTCCTAATCTTTCATAACCATTTACACGTCTATAGCCACCCTCAATAGAGACTTCAAAGTTTCTGAGGTCTGTAGCTACTCCGGGGGTTTTAAGCAAATCAATTTGATTGGTTGCTTTAATTAAACCACCAGCACAGGCTACGGTATAGGGTTGTGATGCTGCCATAAATTAAAAGTATCTTCTATCGTCAGTCATTGTACGAGGAGTCGGATTTATTAAATTAGACTTCATAGTCTTCATTGATTTTTTATAATCGTCCATTGCAAAAGCTGCTTGTTGTGCACTTTCTTTAAACTGCCAAACATAGTAACGTGCTTTAGCAGTTATAATGTTTGTATACTGTTCTGGAAAAACTACTGTGTCTCCGTGTGCTGCAAGTTTAGTAGGTTTTTCAAAAGCATAAAAATGTATGTTGTACACTTTATCAGGTATTGGACTTAATCCAAACTTCCTGCCATCTGGTGATTTAATAACTCTACAAGGCTCACCATAAGCCTGTGAATCTGCATCGTCTGCATTCTCACTGTCTCTGTAATATCTTTTCCAATCAGCTAAGTTTAAAAACTGTAATCCTTTTGAGACAAAGGGAGCTGATGCACCACTAACATTAATGGTTGTTAAATAAAAATCATCCCAGTCTATTGAAGCGTAATCATCTTTGACACTTGAGCTACTTACTTTTAACTCGTACCATCGGGTACCAGCTACAGAAGCTACAGTCACGTTTCCATAGAAGGGGTCAGTTGCACCACTTTCACCGGCTGTGAAAAATGGTAACTGCGGTTCTTCATTTGCTATATCAAATATAGCTTTGTTAACAGAGTCTTTAACAAACTGCTGTAATCCTACAGCACTTGTAAAGTTTGCAGAAGTAAGAGGAATCTCATTGAGTTCTCTTAATACTTCGTTAGTTAAATCTAAATATGTTGTTGCCATTATTTACCTTTAGCTTTTACTTGTGCTTTTTTACTTAAATCTTTTAAATGAAATAACTTTTTACTAGTTTTAGTATGTGTTTTACCTGTGTGTAAAGTCCCATTAGCCATCTTGTGAGAATTGCCTGTGTGTTCAGTGCCGTCTCTTTTGTAATGTTTTACGCCTTTCATATTAACAAGGTTTAGCTTTTGGCATTCCACCTTCTTGATACATTGATCTACTACCTGAATAAGCTTTTTGTCTTTCAGGTTTTGACGTACCACCATAAGATTTTGGCATTCTCTTTGGATTCATTTTATCCTTCATTTTTTTATCTGAACTGTACATCATATCTTTCTCCTTTTTTAAAATAGGTGGAGGAATCTTGAGACTCCTCCGGTTTGGTATCAGTTAATACCGTAGACTGTATGACTAACCCGCTTGAGTTGTTGTAATTGCGTCTTGAACTTTACACTGCCCGTTAACATACCAGTTAGTGCCATCGCACCATACATGAACAAAATCTCCATGTAATGCTTTGTTAGCTACTAATGAAATAGTATCTGCGTCTTCAACAAACGCTACACTTCCTGCTGCATCTTCTGCTGAAGATATGCTACCTACAATAATATTAGCACTAGATGCTGTTACTATTGTATGTGTGCCTGTAGGAACTGTTCCGCCAACATAAAACCAAAACTCTAATCCCGCTGCCGGGAGAGGAAGAGTTGAGACTTTAGCTGCTGCTATATTCATTATAAAACGAGTACCTGACTCTGCTGCTGTAATTACATTAGTTGCAACTACAACTTCAACGTCTGAAGGCTTTTGAATTTTCTCAGATAATACTCGAACATCAACTGTTCTTGCTGAGTTACGTCCAGTATCTCTTATATTTTCAATTGTCATATTATTTACCTCTGTAAAATTTATGCGTTAAAAAAAGTGGAGGAGCCCGAAGACTCCCCCGACCTTGACTAGTTAGTCAATACCGTAGAAAGCACCTACAATGGCTTCGTCTCTAAGTACTTTCGCACCATAGACATGAAGACCACGCACAATGTCACCAAACGATGTTGGGTCTCTCAACACTTCTGTTGAAAGGATTGTGTTAGCAGTTGCAGTAGATGACATATGACCAGCCAAACATTTACCAGCAGCATTAGATGTTGCAGCAATGTTGTTTGATTTGTACATATCAAATCCACGTAATTTTCCACTTGATACTAATCCGTTTCTAATAGAACCTTGTCCACCATTATAGTCGACAGAAAGTAATTTAGAACTAGATTGTCCCAAAACCTCGTAGAAGTCAGGACTTGCAACAAACCAACGACCTTCTTCAGGTACGTTCTGTTCGTCTAATAGTCTTGCCATTCTACCCATAAGGTCTAGAGGGTCATGTTCGCTAGAACCAAAACCAATATCTAGTCCACCTGTGCCGTCAAAAGTTCCAGCTGCTAAATCAACAGCACTGTCGGAACCTAAAACGTGGTTAGGTGATGAAGCAGATAATCCAGCAAACATAGTAACTAGTACAGCAGCATCGTAAGCATCTTTCAATGCGTATGCAGCAGAACTTGAAGCAACTTCTTTAAAGTTGACATGTGACATATTGCTTTCAATATCATCTACGATAAATTTGAATGCGTTAGCACTATCAACAACTAGAGATGTTTCAGCATCTGTTAGTCTGGTTTCTGTGGTGTCGGCATTTCTTACGTAGGCTTCTACAGAAATGACGGGTTCTTTGATAATCTTTACAGAGTCTCCGAATGCAGATATCTCACCGGAATAATCGGTGTTTGTGATAGCTTCAATTACAGACGATTTTCTAAAAAAGTTTAGGACCTTTTTAGAGTAAACCGAAGGTAAAAAGAAACTATTAGTTTGTCCTGCAACAGAGTTAGCAAAGTTAGCATTTGTATCCGTGCTCGGTTCAAAAAATTGAGCCATGATATTTTCTCCTTGTAGTTATAGTTTATTAATTAAACTATATAGTTTATTTTGTGATTCTGCCTTCTTGCCAAGCTTCGCTGATAGCACTTTCATACTTATCATACTCTGCCATGCTCATTGCAGCAATCTCCTTTTCGGACCAAACTCTCTCTTGCTGAGTATCTACACTAGTTGTTTTAGTGGATATCATATCAGCAGCAGATTGTTTAGTCGGTTTGTTAGAAGATGACTTAGTCACTTTAGTTTCTATACCAATATCTTTTTTAAATAAATCT